AACGTATAGCCGCTGGCCGCGCCCGCGAAGGCCAGGGCGTTTGCGGAATGCGTGATGGTGACGTCGCCGTTATTGAGGTTGATGACCGCGCCGGACGCAAGGAACAGGTCAGAGAAGGCCGTGCCAGACGCACCGAGCGCGCCGCCGTCATTTGCGGAGACCAACACGCCGCCGCCGCTGGTGATTGCCCCCGTGGCCGTGACCACGCCAGCCTTGCTGACCGAGAACTGATCGACAGCACCTACCCGCAGCCTGAACAGTTTGGAATCCGCAGCCGAGTTCGTGTTGGTGACGTTGAGGCTGATGCCCTGATACGTCGTGCCTGCGTTATTCCATAGGTCTGTTAGGGCGTTGATGTATTGGTTTGCCAATTTTTGCTCCTATCGGACCAGGCCGCGCGGTGCGTAGTTGATTGTTGCCGAGGCCAGAGTATGAGGCCGCTTGTCTGCGGCGTCGCTGATGAGCGTCATGGCGATGTTCCGGCCAAACCCGGAAATGTGCGTTTCAAGAAGACCTTGAACCGGCTGCGTCCAGTCGATCTCGTCATAAAGGTCGGTGGAGATCGTCGCGTCACCATCGGCCACCGAGACGTTCACCTGCGCGCCGCCGAGCCCGACATTGTAGTCGGTGGCGAAAGCCAGCCCGACCGTGATGTCGTCCGCGCTGCTGATTTCGACGGTGGCCTTCTTGAAGACTTTGTACTGGGTCGGGCTTCCGATCGAATTGAAAGGCAGGCGGATATAGGATTTGATCGTAGTGCCATCGAAGGACAGGCCGCGGTCGAGTTCGTAGACGTAGCCATCCTCGGCCCCGACAAAGAGCCTGTCCCCTAAACCTGCTGTAACCTCGCCCTGGCAGGCGCAGAACACGTCGATAGGCAGATTGAACGGCATCGTTTCAGGGACTTTGCGCCCGAGATAAACCGTGATCCCGGTGGTGTCGTCAAAAAATAGCCGGTACTGGTCCTTGCCCTTCACGCGCATCGACGCCACGACCGTGACGTTTGCGTCGCGCTTGGCCTTGATCAGCGGCTCGATCGCCTGTGTGAGCGTGCCGGTTTTCCAATTGCCGAAAGCTGCGGTCGTGCCGAGATCGCGAACCCCGCCATCATCGAGATAGATCGGTCGGCTCATCATCTGCGCGCTGTGCGCCACGGCCCCAGCGCCGTCGGAAATCGGTTGCATGATGAAGTTGGCGGCGTTGTCGCCGGTGACGTACTCGATGCGGTTCCGGCCGAAGATGACGATCGAGGTTGCCGCGGATGTCAGAAGCCCTGTTACCTCTTCGCTGAAGGATATCTCGCCGGCGCCGGTTGTCGTAATGTATTCTAGCGGCTCGCCGATGCTGGAGAAGATGATCGACCCGGACGAATAGGCCAGAAACAGATGGTTCTTGTAGTGGCTGACATATTCCGGCCGGTCGAACTCGAACCGCAGGATGATCGAATCCCCATTGGCGGCGAGGATGAAATCGCCGTTCGCAGCCAGGAGATATGCGACATTCTCCAGCACGCCTGCAGCCGTACCCGTGCGGATCGGGGCCAGTACGGTGCCGTCCCACTCATAGCCGTAGGTCTGGCCGTTGACGAAATAAAGCCGCGGGCGCTTTGCCGCGCCATAGAAATTGTGAACCGTGAAGTCGTAATAGCCGCCTGCGGCCAGCGTCAATGCCGTCGGTGAACCGGAGCATGTCGCCGAACCCGGCGAGCTGGTGATGATCTCGGCATCTTGAAAGGTTCCAACGATGCTAGACAACACGACAAACCCTGTCGCTGTGCCTGCCCATGTGCCGGTTCGCAGCACGACACGATTGATGGTTGCAGTAGCTCCCGACGTGCCGCCAATGAGGACGTTGCCCTCGGTGAGTTCCGCGGTCCCCAATGTAAACGACAGTTCCTTGCCGAATGTCTGCTCGACCCAGCCTGCGGCTGAGTTCTTGTACATCCGGCCATTGCCGTCGGCATGGTCGCGGAACGCATAGACAGCCCCGTCAAACACCTTCACGCCGCGGACCGGCCCGGTGCCGGGAACGGTCGCGATCAAAGCCCTGCGGGCCGCTATGGTGGCAGTAACGTCGCTGTCAGACGGACGGTCGCGACCGTCAAATCGTTCGAACCCGCCAACCCGCGTATAGCCCGCGACGTCAGGCTCATAGTTGATTGCCGAGATCGCCTGCCCTGCTGGAATGGCAATCGGCGGTGAGACCAGGTTCAGCCCGCCGCGCAACAGGAAGGTTGAGGTTTGCTGCATCAGGCCAGCGGCCCGCAATTGAGCGAGAGGCGTGGAAGCTGGTCCCGCTCCAGGTTGCAAAAATTATAGGACTTCCGCATCTGCGTCAGGGGGATTTGCGTCGGCGACTCGTCGTGCGTCATCAGCATGATCAGGGCGAGGTCGACAATCGCATCGTGGAACCGTGCCGGGCATTCCGGGGTATCGGCGTCGACGGTCAGTTCCTGCACGTCCTTGCGATAGCGGCCTCGCACCGTGTAGACGGCGTTGGGGATAGGCGCGAACACCAGCTTGTTGTCAGGCGCGATCGAGAACACCGATGGCTTGGCCGAAGTCGGCGGCGTGCCGCGCAGATACTTGGCGTAGAACATTTCCCAGTCGGCGAAGACCAGCGGCCCTTCATCGGCAACGACGCTATAGATCGACAATCCACTGTCGGCCCCACTCTCGTCGCGGATCCACTCGCCAAAGCGGGAGATAGCCGCCGTCGTCGCCAGGTCGTTGAATGCGGTGTAGGCATAGCGCTGGGTGGCGATGACCGTCGGCCCGTAGAATTCCGCCTGCATCCAGCGCCATGAGCCGTGAGCATTCTGAATTTGCCTATAGGCATCATTCGTCCATTCGACAACCTTCTGCAGCCGGTCGGTCTGGGCGACAACCGTGCTGGGCGTGGTGCCCGACAGGGTGTCGCTCTGGCGCGCGGTTTTCTGGCACAACTGAAGAAATGTTGGCATGTCAGGCGGCCACGTCCGCCAGCAGCGTGACCGGATAGGTGGTTACGGCGCGCGCCGGCAACAGGCCGCCCTTGGGGCCGGGGTCGGGGTCATAGACGTATTTCACGGCGTTCATCAGCGCCTGGTAGTATTCGATAGGCACACGCGAGGGTTTGGAACGCTCAATCCACATGGCCCTGCCATTGACGCTGACAGGCACAGGTTCGGAGCCACCAGGGGTTTCCTGCGCGGCGATCATGATGGTGACGAACTTCCGCGGCGCGGCACCTTCGGCCACGGGTGCCGGCGCGACAGGCTCAGCCTCCTCGATCTCAATATAGTCCTTGGTGTAGCCGGTGGTCGCCATCTTGGCGCGGATCGCTGCCGAGCCCATGCGGAAGTTGACCTCTAAGCCAAGGTTCGCGGTGGCGAAGTCGGCGATGTCTTTGGCGGACGCTTCATTGATGGGGATCTGCTTCACTTGGTAGCTCCTTTGGCGGCCTTGCTGCTTTTGGCAGGGGCGGCATCTTCGGTGTCGAGGATGGCCAGCATGGCGAGCAGCGCCTTCTCTGCGCCGGTGGCCTGCTGCAGGACGGCATGGGCTTGCTGGACTTGCGCGCGGACGGCCGCGAGCTCGCGCTCGATGAACGCTTTGTCGATCTGCATGATTGGACCTTTTGGGAATGGCGGCTCGGAAGAGCGGCCGGGAGGGTCAGCGGTATTTCACGCCGGCATAGTCGAGAAACGCCTTCTCGGACTTCGACACGCGGATGGCCGAACCTTTGCTGACGCGGCGCATCGCGCCATTGGCGTAGATCGGGACGGTGCCGGCGCCGTGAATGGTGACGGTCAGCGGGTCGGCGGGCTTGGCGACTTCAGCCACGGGGGCGGAGGCGCGAGCGGCGATAGTCGGCTTTTTAGCCATGGGTTTGGTCCTTCCAAACGAGGGAAGAAGTCCGGGCGAGGTTTCCCCCGCCCGGTTGGAGTTAGGATCAAGTGTCGGAGAAGGCCGGCACGGTGGCCGAGAAGACCTGGCCGTTCGCGATCCAGTTGGTGCCGTCGCAGATCAGCCTGATGATCGTGCCTGCGCCGGGTGTTACGACTGTAAGGAAGTCGTTGGTCGAACCGTTCGACCAGATGCCAGCATGGATTTCATCGGCAGCATCGCCCGCGTCCGTATCGGCGAATGCTACACCGCCGAGGAAGAAGTTGGTTGCAGATGGTGATTTGATAATCCAGTTCTGGGCATCGGCGGCACCAGCCTTGCCGATGAATGTGTATTCCAGACCTGCCGAAGCCGTCGGCAGGGTAGCGGTGCAGGAGGCAGTCAGGTCCGGGAATACGTGTGTCTTTCCCGAATTTGCCGCCAGCACGGTGTAGGTCGCGGCGTCCGTGATGGACACGAGGCGGCCCGAAACGGTGGCTGCCCCGTTGATCTCCGCAGCGGTCGCCGTGACTTGCACGCCGTCGATGTAGGGATCGTCACCGTCGACTATCGCCTTCAGAACTTCGCCAAGATCCTTGAGAGAACCGTTGCGAATGAACGAAATAGCGTCGACCATATTGCGATAGGTAAGGGCCATTGGTTCAGCCCTCCCTTAGTAGTTTTCGCCGCGGAACGCGATGTAGCGAAGCAGCTTGGCTTCTTCGGCGATCACCGAGCCGATAGTGAAGCCCTTGGCGGCGGAACCGGCCACACCCTCATAGCGAGAGATGGCCGAGGTGCCGGTAGCGCTGGCCGCGGCGGCAGCAACCGCGACGTTGTGGACGACGTTCACCGTCACCGTGGCATCGTTGACGCCGGTCACTGCGTCGCTGTTCACATACACGTCTTCCGACTCGAACGTGCCGACAAGCGTGCCCTCGAGCAGTTCGATGAAGCCGGCGGCATCGCCACCTGCAAACGTACCGGAGTAGAGCAGCACCTGCTTGACGCGAGCGCGGGCAGCCGAAGTAGCACCCTTGATCTCGTCGCCGGCAGCGATCGTGGTCGTGCCGCCCGACGTGAACGGCACGACCCAATTGAGGAACGCCGTGGTGATGATGTCACCGTCCGTTCCGTTGTAGAGGATCACACACTCGGGGATGAATCCGAGGTTGATGTTGAGAGCCGCGCCGTTGCCGACGGTCATCCCAATTACTGGAGCACCCTTCATCTGAAGGTTCCTTTCAAGGATTGAGGGGGAGGAGGCGGAGACGGCAAGCTAAGAGCCTGCCGTCACCATAACTAATTCAGGATATACCCATACATTACAGGGCGGTCGTTGCCACCTCCAAACGGGCCATCCAAAGTTGATTGAGGATGATGGCAGCCCACCAGGTCTTCCATCCGACGTAGCCACGCTGGCCGAGCGGGTCATCCTTGGTCTTCTGGCCAACCGGGATGATGGTCGGCGAGATCGAGCCGGAACCACGCAGGGCAACCGCGCCCCAAGAGTCCTGACCGAAGTACATGACCGGGTAGATGTCGGCCGATGTGCCCGCGGTCGAAACCATGGTTAGCTTGGCGCCGCCGCCGTCGGCGATCGAGGCCAGGTCGGGCGACAGGATGTAGCGGCAGTCTTCCACCGTGCCGATCTCGTACTCGGAGATCGGATTACGCTGGCCGTATTCCGCCACCGGCAGAAAGCCCGGCAGGTTGCGGATGTCCGATTCCAGATCGGTGTGGCCGACCGCGACATAAGCCGCTTCAACCGGACGGGTCGAGAAGTTGTTCGATCCGCTGAGCATGCGCGTGATCTTCATCGCCTTCTGCGCCTTCAGGGCACGGGTCACCGCGCGCTGCTTGGCAAGGGAGATGACGGTGTTCACGTGGGTGCGCGCCGTGCCGTTCGCATAAAAGACGTTGGTTCCGCCACGGACGGCGCCGTAGTTCAGCGCCTCCATGGTGCGACCGACGTTCTGGCCGCACTGCAAGGTCGCGTCCTGGAGGACGGGATCTTCGTGCAGGTCTTCGATCTTGTCCGTGATCTCGACCACCATACCGTATTGAGTCAGGGTCGCGGACACGTCGTCATAGGCGAAGGCGGTCGCCGTCGGGGTAACGCCTTCCTGAAGCGGAATGGTCGCCGCATCGAACACGCGCGGACGACGAAACTTGATCGTGTCCGACTTGTTCTTCGGCATCTGCTTCGGGGTGCCGAGCTTCTCCAGCACCATCACTGGCTTGGCATGCTCGAGCATCTGGTCGGCGGCATAGACGTTGGTGCGCTGTGAAATGCCACCGTCGCTGTAATGGGTCGTCATTGGGACAGTCCTTTCAAGGAATGCCGCTCAACGGGTCAGGCGCGTGCGCGCTCTTTCTGAGCCTGGATCGCGTTCCAGATGGCCTCTTCGTCGCCTTCGGCTGGAATGCCGGAAACGGTTGCTCTGCCACCTGACCTCTGGGGAGAGGCCGATGCTGCGATCTGGCGCTGGCGCCTGTCGTCAAGCGAGGGTTGGGGTGCGGGCGTGGGGGCGGGAGCCGTCACATGCCCGAGATGGGTCTTGAAACCTTCAACGACCTTGATCGCGCCATCGCTGTCGGCGATGAAGTTGGCATTGCGATACCCGGCTTCGCGGATGGAGCGAGGCTGGTCCTCGATCCATGTGGCAAAAGCCGCGCTGTTCTCCTTGAGAACCGTCGCGTAATCGGGATGCGCCTTGATCAGTGTCTCGGTTTCCACGTCGACCAGTTCCTTAAGCTCGCGCTGATCAGCCTCCAGGCTGCTCTTCTCGGCTTTCGAGAGGTGGTCGAGACGATTGTCGATCGTGTCCAGGGCCTTCGTGAGGGGCTGGGCGATCTCTGGGTAGTCGTTGCCAAGTGGCGCGATTTCGTCGCGGGACTTGGCTTCGTGCCGGTTTTCTTTCGCGGAGGCTTCTGCCGCGTTTATCTTCCTGGACAGCGCGCTGATCTTGCCGAAGCTTCGGCGCAACCGCTTGTCCTTCTCCGCTTCCGATGCCTGTAGGGTTTCGTAGGCGGCCTTCTGCTCTGGGGTAGCAGTGGCCCAGAGATCGGCAGCAGGTACAGCCGTAGCCGGACTGGCCGGGTCGGCAGCAGGTGCTGGTGCAGGGTCGCCCGTGGACTCTCCTGCGGCTTCTGATGGAGGAGCGTCGGCCGGGGCAGGAGACTGTTCCTTCCCGGCTTGAATTTCACCCCAGATTTCTTCCTCGGTCTTAACGACTTCGGCAGGCGGTGCGGCGGTCAGTGCAGGATCAGGGATCAGGGTGGCTGCTTCCGCAGCGGCCTGGGGAGTATCGGTCACTATTGTGCCTCCGGTCAGTCGGTGGGAAATTCGTTGAACTTGATCTCGCTGGGCGGCTCTGCCCATACGAGGAGCCCGCGAAGCGCAATGATCTTGCCGCGCTCGATGTCAGTGTCAGAAATAGACGATGGCACTTCCAGCTTCTTGCGGGCCGCTTCGATCTCGCCATGGACGTGCGACCTGACAGCGAGCCAGGCAGGGCTATGAAGGTCCAGTTTCACTTTGCCTTGACCCATGCTGGCGCGGTGACAACGATGGTGGACTGCTTGCCCTTGGGCACGCGGATGGCCAGCCACTCATGCGGGACGAACAGGGCGATGAAATTGACGCGGCGGCGCATGTGTTCGATGTAGGCGTGCCGGAGGCGATCAATGTCGTTCACACCTGCGCTCCGTTACCGGCCGGCTTCTTGGTGGCGCCAAGGGACAGCGAGCCACCGCTGCCTGTCGGGTCTTCGCCGCGGGCGCGGGCTTCCTCGGCGTTCTGCTTCTCGAGGGCGGCTTCTGCGGCGAAGGTGCGCTCCTTGGATGCGATGGTGTCGCGGCTCATCTGAAGGGCCGCCTCGACCTTATCGAGCGAGATGTTGCCCATGGTGGCGAGCTTGATCAGTTCGGTCTCGCGGTTGATCATCGCGATCTTCTCCTTGGACGCGTTCTCCTGATTCGCCATCGAGACCTTAGCGTCGATCTCCTGTTCGGCGATGTCGAGCTTGCGGTTCTCGATCTCCATCTTGGCCTTCATATCTTCGGCGGCCGCATTCTCCGCAGCGGCGGCAGCCATCAGCGCGTCGATCTCGTTGTCGGTCAGCACCACTTCGGCAGACGGGATCATGAGAGCCTGGAAGAGTTTGCGCAGCACTTCGCGGTTCTTCAGCATCGGGCCGTAGATCGGATGTCCGCCAAGCTGTGTCGCCACAGCCATCAGGGTCTGGGCCTGCATCTCGCGGACCAGCAGCACCGAGGAGCCGCGAGCATCAACCTCGTAGTCGCCCTTGATCTCTTCCTTCGAGTTGAACTGCATGTTCCAGTCGTAGGTCCGGCGAATGTCCGGCGTGGTCACGTCGTCGTCCCAGTTCTTGACAATGCGGCGGAACACGACGTTGGCCGAGTTCATCAGCAGGGACATGCCCTGCACGGTCTTGGTAGCTGTCCCCTGCTCGCCCTGCGCGATCTGGGGCATTGCCGTCATGTCGTCGATGAACTGCTTGCCCAACGTGATGATGTTGGCCAGTTCGATCTGGTGCATCGGGATATCGAACGTCTCGAACGCCCGGTGCTCTTTGGGCAAGCCGGACTTGGCCTTCCATATCTTGCGCGGGCGCAGTTCCCATTTGCCGTCGGCCGGCTCGATAAGTTCGGTGGCGATGATGATCTGCGGGCCGGAGGCCAGACCGGAATTATCCATCATCGCGCGCACGCCGGCGTTCACCATTTTCGCCGGGTGAGCCATGACCTGCGGAATGCCGTAGCCCCAGATGCTCGACTCGTCCTTGACGAGATTGAACACCGAATACATGCACTCGCCGGAGTCGTACGGGTAGATCGCAAACTTCAGCAGTTCGCCATCGCAGAACCAGACGACAGCGTTGATCTCGGCCAGCGGGTCGACCTCGCCCATGTCGCGGACGGTGGCTTCATCGTTCATCGCCAGCGCCAGGTCGCGCATGTCGTCGACGCTGAGCGGCCCGGAATATTCCCAGACATGATAGAGATCGCTGGTGATCTGCTGCTTTTCTTTGGTGATGTTGCGCAGCGAGGCAAGATAGGACGGCGGCGATCCCTTCGGCTTCTGGGTCAGTAGCCGCTTGATGGCTTCCTTGTCGAACCCTTTGAGCCGGGCCAGGCACCGCAGCTTCTTCTGGTTCATCAAGTGGCGTTCGTAGATGCCCTCGCTTTCCTCAATCGTCCTTGCATTGTTGTCCGGGAAGAACGACCAGAGGTCGACGAAGCGCATCGCCGGACGATCGCCGTCCGACATTGCCAGCTTGTGCTCGACCTGCGGCTTGCCGTCGGCGCCCATGACGGGCTGGCCGGTTGCTTTGTCCATCACAGGCTGGGGCTTCCAGCCCTTGCGGATCCTGTCGCCGGTCACCGGACCCTTGGTTACGCCGGTTCCATACTTGCAGGCGTCCTCGATCTGGTCGCGCTTGACGGCGTGGTAGAGCGATTCCTTCAACTGGTCGTCGATCTCGGCCGCCATCAATTCGCTACGGCGGCGGGCCTCCTCGATCTTAACCTGCAACTTCTCGGACGCGAGCTTCGCCTCGTTGACCTTCTGCTGTGTAGCAGGGTCTGGCTCGGTCCCTTCAGGCTGCTTTGCGAGGGAATCGGCCAGTTGTTTTGCAAGCGCGTTGGCGGTCTTCTCCGCATCCTGCGCCGCCTTGGTAAGTTCAGGAACAGGGGTAGGCTGGATGCCCCAGTTCTTGTCGTCGGTCGGGAAGAGCAGGTCCATCAGCCGGGCCGACATCGCGTCGGTCTTCGGCCGGGTCAGGTTGAAGTTGAGCTTGGACTTATCCTCGGCCCGCAGTTTGGCTGCGGTCGCCTCGTCATATTGGCCGTGGTACTGGAGTGCGTCTTCGATCCAGCGCAGTTCGACCTGGTTGCGATCGCCAACACGTTTGGTGGCTTCGGAGTCCATGCGGCCGACGATGCCCATCAGGCGAGCGGCAAGCTTCTGGCGCTCCACCTCCGGGTCGACCGGCGTCGCTTCGTCGACCATCAGTACCCCGCATCCGAGTCAGCGATCAGCGATCCAACCCCGCCACTGCGATCAGGAGCCTGCACCGAGGCAATCTTGTCCCATGTATTTATGAGGTAGCGGAGGCAGTCCATCAGGTGATCGAAGTCCTTCACGATCTTGCCGTTTTCATCGCGGCGATAAAGCCTGTACTCGGCCTTGAAGTTCATCAGCGTCGAGAAGACCTTGAGCC